ATTCATTACTTTGCCGCAGTCAGTGCAGGAGGGCGCACTTTCTTTGGCGTGGATAGAACGCTCAACTGAAAGGGTAGTCGAGCAGTTCAGACACTTATAGGGGTAGAGCATAGTCTAGGTGAAGGAAGCCGACAAGTTTCATAATCTTTCTAGTATCAGAGAACTCAGTAGTGGTAGGCATCCACTTCTCAGACCAGCTTGGCTCTGGAACTCTTGATAAATCAAAGGCATAGATACCCTCTGGTGTGGAGTTAATGTAGTAAGGAATCATACTTCCTGCTTGGTTGATAAGCCTGCGATACTTCATCTCTTCTATCAGCAAGTCTGGATAGTGTGTATGCCTACACTTGAGTTCAATGTATAAGTTCTTTTCAATGGTAGTGCAGTCAAAGGAGTCGAAAGTCCCTTCGGATTTCTCAAGGTCGGGGAAGTGTTTATCTTTTAGATAATCGAAGAGCTCAGCTTCTTTCATTGCCAAGGACTCTCCCCACCTAGAATACGCTGGAGCTTACGCATAGAGGCTGTTGCTCTACGATCAGCAGTAGATACAGCGCAACCTAGATACTCTGCTAACTGAGCCAGCGTTGCCTCTTCGTGGTATCTCTTGAGGATAATATCTTTATCTTGTATCTCTAATTGTAGATAGGCTTTCTTGATGTCAATGAGTATGGCTAGTAGGTTGCCACCTTCTGCTGGTGCTGGTTGCTTACGTGGAGAGCCATCGTTAATGAGGTTCTGTGCCTGTTCTAAGACTGTATTATCTACGATGCTAGTCAATACGTGAGGCAATAGTTGGGCTATCAAGGCGGTGTCATAGAAGGTTTCATCGCCTATTTGGTAGCCAGACTTACGAGCCTTCTCCTTGCGAGCATAACGCTCTGCGTGCCTACGCATCTGCCAAGCGATACGCTTCTCGTTGATGGTTCTCTGTAACTTATTCTCTTCGTTAAGTAATTCAGCATAGTGCGTAGCTCTAGACATAGCCCAGGCGTAGCACTCCTGTAATAAATCTGCCCTCTCAACATAGCCCTTGAAGCGCCTAGTAATTGAGGTCGCAACCGATGGTGCTATGTCATAGATAGAGGGATGTAACTCAGTCATTAGGTATTTCAGGCCACGTCTTATCTAGTACCATCATTGCAATAGCAGAGTAGTTAAGTAGATCTAGGAAACTGTCCCGAAGTGACTCGTTTGAGGGAGCGACTTCACTATCAATGAGGTGATTGATTCTAGCCACCTTGTCGTGCATACGCACTCGTAATCCGTTGAGTGCTCCACCTGGACTGTGAGAGATGTTTTTTGGACCATAATCTTTATGTTTGCGGATGAGCAGATTACCTGCTGTGTCAAGGACTCTCCATACATTGGAGATGAACTCTGCATTTATTTCCTTGTTGGAATCGGTTTGACTGTAATAGTACCAATCTTGAAGTCTATGGAAACTATTACCATCCCCAATTCCCTCAGAAACTCTGCCATCTGCGTCAATTCCTTCTTTGTACTCACTCATCAAACTCCTCCTACTAGGTTTTGGATTGCTTCTATTCCTTCTGCCAGATAAAGCTCATTGATATCCATACCTGGCGGTAATTGTACTATTTGTCCGTTCAATACCTCTGAGGCAACACGCCGAGCAAAGTCTGCCCCAGGATTACTGCCATCTTCTTTCACATCATTATCACCAATGATATAGATAGTGTCATAGCCAGTGAATAGCTTTGAGTAATGCGGTTTCCAAGCTGTCACTCCTGGCACTGCTACTGCTGGGATGTTACATACTGATGAGAGAATCAGAGCATCCAACTCACCTTCGCATATGACCATACTGCCAACATCTAAAATCAAATCAGATACATTGTAGAGATGGCTCTTCTGGCCTAATGGTGATCCATACTTAGGCTTGCTATCGTCTAACCTTCTAAACTTGAAGCCAACACATAAGCCAAGGGCTGTTATGTATGGTATTGATAGCCAACCACGATAGTTCTCGTGACCATTGATAGGTTCAACGATAGTTCCTAGTCGGTATCTAGCTGCCTGTGTCTCAGATATCCCACGTCCTGCGAGATAGTCCAGAGTTGCCTCGTCTATCGCGTTGGCGTATGACTCCGCCGCTTCCAGTAATAATTTCGACTGCGCGATTGAGGGCATCTTTGAACTCCAAACTCTCTATCTCCATTACAACGCTGACTGCGTTGCCTCCCTTGCCACAAGTATGACAGAAGTATAAGTTGTCATAAGTGTTTATTACTGCGCTTCTGCGTGAGTCATTGTGCATACAACAACGCACCGAAGTGGACTTGCCTTCTCTAACTTCTCCACCATAGTGAGCAACGATAGTTGCTACGGAGATTGAATTTGCATCGGTGGAATCTTTTCCCCTTTTCTTACGAGCCAACCTTGACCAGTCTTGTGTTGACATACGCAGTCTCCTTCACAGTATCCGTGCATCTCTTCAGCTTTATCATACTGGCCTAGTGAGTTGAAGTTACCAGCCACCTTGCAGTCTGAACACATCATTCTTGTTCTTTCTCTTCTACCTCAGTTGGTTCATCTGGTAGTTGTACATCTTCAGGCTCTTTCTGTACTTCTGGTGCAGTAAATATCTCACTACTTGTTATCTGTCCTTGTGGCACTGGCATTTGTTCTATCCATTTCTCTAGTGTTTGTATTACCCAAGCATCTTCTATACTACCTCTACGTCTCTTTACTATAACGAAGGCTGGAGGTTCAACCACTAACCCCCGTGCCTTCGCATAGTTAGCTGCCTCAGTCTGGGCTTCCGCCCAGAACTCAGGAAGATTAAGTGACTTCCTATTCTTACACTCCAAAATATAGGTCTGACCTGCGATTATGGTAACTACATCACCCTCGTCATTGGCTCCAGCCTTGGCTAGTCTCTCTGCGAAGTGGCCTAGTTTACGTAGATACTTCATCACATCTGTCTCAAACTTAGTTCCCTTGGCCTTATTGTAACTACTCAATATATCACCTGCGAATTTGCATTACGAAAGGATCTACCCATTGCATCAGAGTCACCTATCTGCACTGCTGCAAAGTTCACAAACAAAGTCGCATAGTTCTTACCAGTAGAATCCATAGGACCGAAGCGATTCTTAACTGGTGCTATACGTAGATAGCCCAGCTCTGGTGCATACCCCATCGTTAATATCAATGATGGTAACTGCGATACCTTTCCGTGTATTGCTCTTCGTGCTGGTGGTTCATTAGGAGTTCCATACTCACTCTGTTCTGATACGTGATGCAATACCAAGACACAAGCCTGAGTCTTCCTAGCCATATCGTGGAACTCCATCATTATCTGTCTCAACCCTGCCCATTCATTGTCAGTCTCAGCAGCTACGTTCATCAAGTTATCTACCACTATCAACTGTGGAGCTATTCCATATAGTTCAACGTATGCCTTTATCTCCATCTCAATATCATCAAGTGATGGATTAGAGTCAAAGACCCATTGGATATGTTGTATCTTCTCTAGTTCCTTATGATAGTAATTACTTCTATTGGTTATGTTCTGCTCTACTGTTATCTGTACGTGACCTGATAGATGAGCTGCTGATCTCATCATCACAGTTGCAGTATCAGTATCAGCAGAGAAGAAAAGAGTTGGCACTGCTGCCTTTATCGCATAGATAAGGGCGAACATAGACTTGCCTGCGTTAGGTGCTGCTGCGACCATACATACTTGGCCTCTGCGGAACTTAATCTGCATTGTGGCTAAGTCTTTCCAGACATCAGGTAGAGGCTCTGCTCTGACTGTAGTTGCGTGCCAAGCCCTATCCAGTCTTAGCATTGCGAACCCTCCTAATCTTCTTTCGTTCTATTTCAGTCAGGCCACCCCAGACACCATACGCTTCATTCTTAATTCCCCATTCGGCACATTCAGTTCGGTGACGACAGTTCTGGCAGATACTCTTTGCGAGTATATTGTTCTGCCTTTTATTATTACCAACTGCATCTTCTGAGTGCCAGATATCTCCACCGACTTCTGCACATAACGGAGCTTCGTAGTGACGAGGCTCTCGCATAGTGTTATGCCCAGATCGTCTCGCACTTATCTACAGCACCTTTAGGTGCAGAGCACATATACCCACTCCAAGACTTGCCTTTGGCATTGACTCCTGATCGTAGGTTCATTGCTCCGTGTCTACAAGATGGTGAACCACCTGATGCTGCTACTGGCGCTACGCTTGAAGCAGCGCTACGTACGGGCGCAGGCGCACTAGCGCCTCCGAGAGACTGGCTAACGCTTCCAATGAGGGCAGAAAAGTCTTGAGCTGCTGATAGCAACCCTTCCAATTCCTCCTTGCTTGCAGCGTAAAGATTGATGAGAGTTCCATCTGGTGTCTTGAAGTTTACTTGGAACTTTGTTGATTCTGGTGCAGCCATTTTACTTTCCTCCATTATGTTTGATTGAAAGGCGCAGACTTTCCTTGCCTTTTATTGTTGGACAGAAGCCGATGAGTTGTTCGACTGCATCTTTATCTACTTGTGTTGGACCAGCAACGTGCGTCCAACGAACTTCAACTCCAGTAGATGTAACACCGACAACCCCAGCCAGAGCATCTTTGATGGCATCCTTCTTGGTTGTCAATTCTTTTATCTTATTATCAATCTGTAGATATTCCAAAGCCTGATTACTGAACTCATCACTTTCGATAGGTGGTAACTCAGTCTTTGTACGTTCTTTTTTTAGACCAACGCATCCAAGCTCACCTGATGAGTCATAGTATTTGCAGTAGAACTTACAATAGCTCTCATCCTTTTCAGGTTCAGGAGCAATCTCACTTGCCTTAACAGCCTCTAACCAAGATAAGGCTTCAAGCGCGATGGAAGAATCGTACTTCTCTGAATACACCTTTACATCGCGCTCGTCACCATCTCGCGGAATAGCTACAAGATGAACATTGTGGACCTTCCCCAATCCACTTTGCTCAATTAGATATCCGTAAGTATGTACTTGCCAGCGTTGTTGCTGGCTTGGAAAATAAGCGAGGTTCTTCAACTTCACTGTCTTCCAATCAACTACATCTCCTGTCCCAGGAATGTAGAGATCTATATGGGCCTTCATCCCATTATGTTCTACTGTCTTTTCTAGTAGAACTTCCTTGTTATCTGCAAAGGCTTTCTCAATGCTATCGTGTATGGCAGTTCCCATAATAGCAGCGAGTTTTAGCTCATTGCTATTGGTCTCTGGTTGGCTATTGATTTTGTACCAGACCTTACGGCGACAACCACCAAGCTCTGATGGTCCTATCTG